GGAATCGTTGTGCTTGTATCGACCAGCACCGAGTCGACATTGCCATCGATCGTGGCCAGTGTTGCGGGAAGTGTCGTTCCTGTGTCAACCAGCACCGCGTCAACGTTGGTATCGATGGTTGTGAGTGACGCCGGGATTGTTGTGCTTGTATCAACCAGCACTGAGTCAACGTTGCCATCGATGGTTGCGAGTGTCGCGGGAATTGTTGTGCTTGTGTCAACCAGAATGTCGTCAACAATGCCGTCGATGACGGCGATCTCGTTGTCAATGGTTGTGAGTGACGCAGGAATCGTTGTGCTTGTATCGACCAGCACCGAGTCGACATTGCCATCGATCGTGGCCAGTGTTGCGGGAAGTGTCGTTCCTGTATCGACCAGCACCGAGTCAACATTGGTGTCGATCACAGCAATCTCATCTTGCAGCGTTTTGTTCGTCACCTCCTGCGTGAACACGCGCCCCGGGCAACCGATCACCTGTAGGTCGGTCGTGCCGGCACCGCTGCAAATCAGGTCTAACACATCCGCGTTGGTCTCGGCTTGCGTCAAATCAAATTCGTAATACCCGCCCTCCAGTTCGGTCGGGTTAGTATCGCCCAGCGCGGTTGCCGTGCCGTAGTCTTTGCGGATCTTCGCCGTGATCGACGACGCAACAGATACCGACGGGACGTTGTCGGTACGGTCGAATGCGAAAACCAGCCATTTCTGCCCCGCCGTGTTTTTTATAAATCCTGTTGACATGTTTTATCCTCTGCGTCAGATCGCGCGTGATAGACAGTTTTCGTAATAGTACAAAGTGGCAACACCACTGGAGACAACCGTTGATCCGTCGATCGATAACCCAAGAAAGTCCACCTCGATCGGTTCCATCGGGCGGCTGACCGATCCGGTTTTTACACCAACTTGAAACGTTGTCACCGCTCCCCATGACCCCGTCCATGTGGCCGTGTCATCTGCCATCGTGCCGCCTGTTCCGGTCGTGACCGTGTCTGTTGCGGTCCATGTGCTGTCAGCTTTAATGCGTACAATTAGAGTTGTTGCTGATGCATCGTTCGTTGCCGTTATTGATAGCGTCAAATCTGTCACATCGGTCCAGCCACCCGTAGGCGCTGTGAACTGCCAAATCTGTTCCTCATTGTCGTCATCTTTGTCGGCTTGTGCGGCGGACCCATCGCCTTTTGTCGCGACGTTAGACGCGGTAGATACGTACCACATCGAGTTGACGGCTGAACTGATTGTGAGTGATTCAGGCATGTGTTTGTTTCGTTAGTTGATGTCCGATTGAACGCTGCCTGGTAGATAGATCACAGACACGCATCCCTGCGAATGCGCAACTTGAGATGCTTCTGGTATCGAAAACGATCTGACTTGAGAGGAATAACAGTGTTGTTTGTTTCCACATAGTCACGCACTCTCTGAACAAGTTGCGGAATACATGATATTTCGAATGATTCGCCAGTTAGCACTGCTTCTGTATGTGAGTGGCATTACTGCTGCTGGATCTGTAAAGAATTGCCGCGAGCCAATCACAATCACCCGGCCCCCGCCCGGCAGTGTTTCCAATGTGATCCATCGTTGGTGATCGACTCCAGCACTAATAACCGAGCAAGCCGGGTTCGGGGTCGACATATACATTCGCACTCGCCCCCCCCTTATGTACTGACTACTCGCAACCCGTGAGGTAATACTGGCTGAGCATGAAGACACCCCCCACTGACTCGTACTGTCGTCGTCGTATCCATCAACTCGCGTCACCGCCCCCACGCCTGCAAGTAGATTGTTCGCACTTATGATCTGTGGGGCTTCCGCTGACGCACCGCCGCCAATCGGCATGAGTGTCAACACAACTGTTCCACCTTGCTGCAGGAATACATTCATTCCGTCGTAACTGGATGGGATATTGAACCCCCCGGAAAATGTGTAGCCCATAAACACCACGCCCATGCCTGGTGTTTCGAAATCCGCATCATTGGCGACTGATACTTCCGTGTAGCCGTCCGGGAGATAAAACTGCCAATCATTTGTGTGGTGCCCTGTCCACATCCCCACTCTGTCGCAGCGTGTTGCGTGACCAGTGAACGAATCCCAATAAACATTGGCTAGAAACCGCTCACTACCACAAAGGTCATTTTTCCCCTGGATCAGTGCGTTGCGGTCTGCGACGTAAATCACACGACCGTTCAATACCTGGTCAACTACGATCAATGGTGGGCCACCCGATTGATACGCAATCGCAGTGCCCCCGCCAATAGGGGCCGAGCAGTCCGCGTAATAGTATGTTTCAACCCCCTCCATGAGACCGCCACTACCTACTGCCACATTGTCAACTCGCGGTGGCACGTATGGAGTTTCGCCACGACCATACACGTGGAGCTGAATGCTTGACCCGATATCCGTAAACCATTGATTTGCGAATAGGCTGCTGTAGTCTACCCCATCCCTATACTCGCCCAAAACCAACACTGTTCGGCCCGCATCCAGTATTTCTATAACCCTGCTCACTGGTGGTGCGTCCAGCATGACACTCCGATCCAACACCAGCATTCGCGTATTAGCCGGTGTCATAATAACGCCAAGGGGCGATGCGGCATCTTCCTCCGCTTGTGTCTTCACTCTTACCGGCGCATTCATGGCGGGGAAGTCGACTGTACGTCCCTGCAACGGGCCGCGTTTATCGTCAGCGACATCCCTGCCACAAAACGCCATCATTTCAGGGTCATTACGACAATGGCAACACCTGCCAATCAAAGTCATGCTGGCGGACTCCCTAACGCTTCACAGTCCGCCGCCACTAGCGTCACCTCGTCTTCCGCCACCATCACACGTACCAACATATTCTCGACCAGCTCGATTCCTTCCCAGCGGTGCGTCAATGTTTCGGTTTCGCCTGTGCGTTCCAAATTGCCGGAATCACTCACCTTGAGATATTCAATCTGGCCGGTCGTTGGCGTGGTCACGCCGTTCGTTGGTGCCGCGATGTCCGCGTTGCAAATCGCCCAATATGACCGCTGTGAGCTCACACCCTGCCAGCGGCCCGCGTGGGTTGTCTTGCTGCGCTCTCGGTGCAATGTTTCGCGTACCACCTTAGCCACCTGCGCCGCGAACTCGTCAGACATAACAACGGGCATCACGACACCCCTGGCAGGTTGGCTAAATTCAATTCCTGGTAAATCGTGAAGTCTCCGAACTTAGCGGTGGCTGGTGTTGGGTCTGTAATAATAGCCCCGTCATCGTCCAGCGGTACGGGTTGCGTCACTGGTGAGTCATCTTTGCTTGCGCCACTGCTGTCCATGTCTTTGACCAGAATGGGCTTTACGACGCCGGCTTTTTTATGATTGAATCCACACTGCAAAGGCTCCAAGTTCCACCCGTCGCGGTGGATGTGAATTTCCAGTGCGACTTTGCGAAATGTGTAGTTGCCCCGCAGTTCCTGCTGGCCAATGTCAATACGCTGTACCTTGGCCAGTCCTGCGGCAATGCTTAACCCATCAATTGTGATCGCCCCGTTGTTGATCGCGTTCTGGTAACTCAACGCCCACGCTGGCACACTGGCCACATTCTGCGTGATCCTCGCGATCAAATGTGACACATCGCGTGTCGGGACTGGGTCGATGAAATAGTCTCCGGCACTATTCAAAATTGCGTTCGAATCTGTATCGCGAAAAATCGGCTCTTGATAAATTTCCGACGACCACGAAATCCGCGGTTCGTCGTTTTGTGGGTCTTCTGATGACGGCTCGAAAACGTCCGTGGTGTATTCGGCAGTTGCTGTCCATCCCTTCCACGGTGCACTGTTTTCTATAGTCAGCGACGTACAAAACGCCGACGGATCGCCGCTGAATGTCGACCCAATCGTCGGCAAAAACGGACTACTCCCCACTTGGAACACACCATCCGCTCGGGCACTGGTTTCTAATAGAAACGCGTTCGTGTAAGTCCTTACACCCAGACTGTTTTTACCCTTGGGAAACCCCGGCTTTACTCCACGATAGGTGACCGCCATTAAACCGCCCCCTGTACGGCCAGCAACAACTGCGTGCCGTCTCGTTTTTCTGGTGCGGTGTTCGTTGCCAGCTCAGTCAGTTTTTTCGTGTGGATCTGTGCCTCTTTTAACAGCTGTTGGTCCTTCCCCGCGTTGGCAATAATTTTAAACGCTTTCTCGCTGCCCTGCTGTGCCAGTGCGCCGCCTTGTTTCTGTTGCCCTATTTGCGCCGTCGTCCCCTGTAATTCCGCCTGCGCTTCCAGTAGCTCCCTGTACTGTGCCAGTTGTGGTTCGCCGATTCCTTTGTCTCTCTGGGCCTGCACCTGCGCATCAATTTCGGTCATTAAACCCATTTGAATTCGTAACTGTGTGCGTGTGTCTTTTAATGTTATATTGAACGCGTCGCGGTTGCGTTTTTCTGTTTGTGCCGCACGTTCTGCTTCTTTTGCTGCATCCACCGCCGCTTGCTTTTCCCGTTTTCTGGCTTCGGTCACCTCGTCGATTTGTTTTTGCACCGTTGCCAAACGGTCGATGTCTTCTTGTGACACTCCCATTGCGAGAAAGTCCGCGTTGCCCTGTTGGTTTTCCGACAGGTTGGACTGTAATTTCGCTAGTTCTTGTTCGGCTTCTGCTAGTGCTGTATTAAATCCCGACATTTCGTTGGTGGCGTTTTTCAATGTCGTTTGTAGCGACATATTGGCATTCAATGAATGTGTCGAGAAAATGTTGTAGCGGTCATCAGCCCTTTGTAATTCGTCGCCCAGTTCCTTCATTGAAGTGTTGAATTCGTTGATGTCATCATTCGGGCGCGGCTTACGAATCGAATTCATCAACACTTCGACATCTCGCCACCCTTTTACGATCGTCGGTGCAGGCCCTCCCGATGAACTGCCCGACGTTGTCGCGGTCCCGTTGGGACTGTTTTCTGCCAGTTCACTTGCTGATTGCGATGCGTCGCCAAGTGCTGCGTCGAGTGTGTAGATAGCGCCCGCGGCCACTGCAACACCTGCGGCAATAGCGGCCCAGCCGGCGGGCCCTGTTAGCGCCAAAAACGCAACCTGTGCCGCCCGGGCAATCACCAGCGCGGCTCTGTATGCTGCAATTGCCTTATTAACAACCCAGATCACGCCCGCGGTGGTGGTTAGTGCCGCCCCTGTGACCCCGATCACGGTCGCAAACGATGCAAACTGTTGGAGTAGATTTGTGATGGATGACAAAACCGCGTTGACCGGTGGCAGTAACACCGCTCCGATCTTCTCGCCCAGCATCGTGGCGTTGTCGATCATTGTTGACCATTGTCCGGCAGTGGTGCTCGCCAGCGCTTCCATCGCTCCGGCAGCATAGTCGCTGCTCGTCCCCATAAGATCGAACGCAGCCTGTAAGTCGTCCCCGGTAATCGCACCCGCTGAAGCTAAATCAAACAGGCTGGATTCTGCGTGCCCCGTCACTTCGGCGAGTGCCCGCAGAATGGGAACCTGTCGTTCTATTAACTGGTTGAGAGTTTCCGCTTCGACTTTGTTTTTCGCGACAGCTTTGCCGAGAATGTTTGCCAGGTCTGCCATGCGAGCGCCGGACTGTGCCGAAACTTCGCCTAGGTTTTTCACGGTTGACAGTGCCGACTCCGCCCCAAAGCTAAACCCCAACAGCGTTCGGGTGGCGTCTGCTATTTCCACCTTTCCGAAGGGTGTGTTCGCCGCAAACTGGCCGATTTCATCCAACATGGCAGCCGCCTGCGTGCCAGATTTCAATAGGGATGTAAACCGCAGCTTGAGCGTTTCCGCATCGGCCGCCAGTTTAGTTAATGCGGCCCCCGCGGCGCCTCCAATTACTGCGGTAGCAGTTGCGAAACTCTGTAGCGCTTTTCGGGACTCCTTTAAGCCCTTGTTGAAATGCGAATTATTCGCCTGCAAATTGACGACCAGATCACCCAGACTAGCCATGACGGAGTTCTCCCGCGACCTGTTTTAGCAGTTGCTTCGCCTGCCGGTTTCCGTTGGCCGTCTCACATTGGTATTTGGTCCACGGCATAAACATTGCCGGATCCGTGGAACTGTCCTGACTCATGTAGGAATACAGTAGGTGCACAATCATTCCTAACGTTTGTGACGCGTATCCAATCGGCTCCACCGCATCTTTGGCACACCATTCATCGAACTGTTCCGGCGTCATTGACTCCAGCATCCCGTCAACGTCAACGGTGCCAGCGACGTGTTCCGCCAGCCTCATTGCCGTCATTCGTCGCCAATCTCTCCCGAGTTTTTTACCGCGTTCTCGTCACTGCTTCCGCCACTGAGGCGACTGGCCACGTCAAACACTCGGTTCAGCACATCGGCGGGCCAGTTCCCGACCGCGTCCACGTCGCCCGGTTGTAGAATCGGTTCGCCGTTTTCATCCCGTGTGCAGCAAATGACCAACCGTTCCTTCTGGTTTTTCACCTTCTTTGGATCCAGCCCGTTATATTTGCGATTCATCATCGAAGCATCGTGTGCGTTTTTCTCTCTCGCGTTCATGCCGTGCACCATGACAAACGCATCCTGCCCAAATTCGGGCAGATCCACGCGTTCCTTTTTTACCGGCAATGGCTTGAGAAGTGCGGCTCGATCAATCGTCATCTTCGTCGGTATCCTCCACCCAATTCGGCCCCGGAATATCGGCGCCGTCTTCGTCATATCCAATAATTTCGCCATCTAAGTAGCGCTGGTAGTCGTCCGGGTGAATTCCTTTCCCCACCAGTTCCTGCTTCACTTGTGCCGCTTTCATTTCTTCGGTCGTCATGCACGCCCGCAGTCGGCACTCATCATCCGCCGGTTCAGCCATTCCCATTTCCACGAGTCGATAGGCTCGCGGGTGGTCGTGTACCGTACCGGCTGGCCAGTATCGAACACCGTCGCGCACTTCAATACGCTCGTCGTCCGGAGCACTCGGCGCCACTCGGCCATCTCGTATTAGTTTGGCTTTCATTGTTGCCCCGGTTTAGGTGGTGTATGACATCAACTGATCGAGTTTCAGTGACACATCCCCTTTGATCGCGTCGGCCATGTCACCAGCAAACCCAAAACTGATGCCGGCGGCCGTAAACGTCATCTCTGTGCCACCTGCCAACGTGATACTGTAGTTACGTTCGGCTGGTGTGGTGACGTCGTCAGTCAATGCCTGATGTCCCGCCAGTTCGCTATCGTAAAACAACGACAGATCAAACGTGCCGCCTTCCGCGTAGCCCGTCTGGCTGTACTCTTTCCCGGCTCCGGTGGTGTCCAGCGTTGTTGCGTCATACGTTTCGGACTCCGCCCCCGAATGACTGAAACTGATGATCTGTGCCACTGGTGTCAGTGTGGATGCAATGTCTTGATCGATCACCGCGCCCTTGGATTGTATTTTCGCCATCGTGTCGGTTCCTTTTTAGCGCCGCGTCCGCAGCTTGTTAGTTTCCTTGACCAGTTCCGTTCGCATTTTCTCGCGCACTTTCGCCATAGCTGCGGCGCTCGACTTAGCGAACCCACGGCGTACCGCTCCGTTCGCCGGCATTTGCCCGCGACTTGCGCCTGATTTTGTTTGTCGGCCACTGGTGCCCAAAAGATACCAGTGCACATTTTCCTTGGATATTCCGATGCCGCCCCGCGTGCCGCCTCGTGCCTTCTTTTGTTTCCCAACTCCGCCGCCCACCTTAGCGGTGTATGTGCCGCGGCCTTTTTTCTTTTTGAATCTCGCGGCAATCGCTCGTTTGATACTGGGTCGTGTAACCTCGCTCCGGATAGCGTCTCTAACTTCCCCCATTCCCGCGCGAATACCTTTCACCGCAATCCGTGCCGCGACCCGCCCCCCCAATAACTTCAACGCTCTGTCCAGTTCTGCATCCCCGGTAACAAATGCCGCTGTCATCGCAATTCATTCCCCGAAATATCAAACCCAGTCGGCTTGCTGATTTCATAAGCCGTGGCGCCGTCTTTGCGTGTGCGAATCCGGTACTGAGTGCGTGACGTGTCGGACCAATCCCACTGCGACTGCCCCAACTCCCGGTGTTCCACCGTCCAGGTGTATGTTGTGCCGTCGATCACACGGGTGATGGTGTCTTCCGGGTCTGGCGTGTCACTCAATCCCGACAGCGCCGAGACTTCGATCATCCAGTCACACATTTCTACAATCTGTTCGGAGCCGCCCACGTCGATCACGCCTTTGCGTGTTTCGCCCTGGACGGCATCCGTCACAGTCAGCGTTGTTTCACCGCGTCCATAGGTTATCGACGACCCAGCTACCTGCCGGGCCGCCGCTAAACCTGCCTGAATTGCGGTTTCAAACGCCGATGACATTACGCTTCAACCGCTTCTGTGTTGACCAGTGCGTCCGTCGTAATGACCGGCACGTTGAACGCCGAATCAGGGAATGGTGCAGGCGAACCGGTTGGATTGGTTGCCGTGCGTCCCTGCTGTAGGTCCTTCAACCTCGTCCGATTCATCACCAGATAATTGGGACCCATGCCAGCCGGAAACGTCGACAGCAAATCAGAAATCAGATCATCCGTGAGCGGTTTGCTGTCCGTCGTGGTGCTGATGTTCGCAATTCGCCCGACGCTGTACTTCGGCACCTGAAGCCCGATATACATGCTGGCCGGTGTGTAGTACACCGGATAGTTTGCGTCGTTTGCTTCGGTCACAATGGTTTCACCCAATTGAACCCCGGTACTCATTGGAGTGACCAGCCGGCAATCATTAAACCCGGTCTTCACCGCGTAACAACTCGACTGTTCTGACGCTGTGGAACCCGCCGCAGTGACGACCATTGCATCGGCCAGCGCGTCCAGGTTGGTGCTCGTCAGAAATCCATCAAAGCCACCCGAATCACCCGGGCTGGTGGTGCCGTAAATCACTTGTTGTTCAATGGCGAACAACGCGGCGGCCAAATGTCTTGCCCCCTCGCGTGCGATCAGATTTTCCGGCCCATCGCGCCACGTATCGGCGACCGCTTTGTCAACCCGCCACGAAAAGTCAATGATTTTACAAGTCACAGACGTGACAGTGTCAATGCTGTGGTCGTAGTCCCGCCCTGTGTTTTCCGCACGAAACCCAACGGATGGTGCCCCCGTGTACACATTAAATTTGTGTGTACTGGAACCGTCGGCGGTGTCACCAATGGGCAGAACACCCACCAGCGGCGAACCGTTCAAGACCTCACTGGTTTCAGTGCGGTCCACGTCGAGTGCATCGGCGACAAAATCCGCCACTGCATAGAGATCATTAGCCATCAGAAATTACCCCTTGTTTTTTGGGGCGACTTCAAGTGCAATGGCTGGTGTCTAGGCAGCGCCCGGCACTTGTTGCCGCGTGTTGTTGCAGGTTGGGCCGCTCTAACGGCCCAGCCTGTTTTGTTAGTTCTGCGAGTGTTTGCCGGCAATGCGGATACGACTTGCAAACGTGCGCGGACCATCCGCAACACCTTCATTGGCTTCGGCGAACTCGCCGCCATCTTCTTCACCGCGATCCAGCGAGTTCAGCGTTTCCTGCAACTCATCGACCTTGGCTGACAACAGACTGATCTGCCGATTCAGCGTCTCAATGTGTTTGCCTTGTGCGTCCTGGAACGACACATTTTCCGCGAACCATGCGGCCCCATTTTCGGCGCCGAATGTTTCGGTGTATTGCAGTAACTCCACTGCAAAATCTTCTCTGGTTGGCAGTGACTCCACCGCCGTTTCGACTTCAGACACGGTCTCACCGCCTTCCTGAATTGAAAGATTGTGACGCTCTAAAAATCGTGCCAGGAATTGACTGGCACGGTCGCCGTCAACTCCGAAACAAACTGCCCCGGGCTTTGCGTCTGTCAGCCCCAGCACATAGCTCAAAAGATCCTCGCCCTGTTGAGCGAATTCCTGTCCCCGCCTGAACAACCCTTCCGGATTGGCTGCCGGTTCGTCTACCACGTCACCGGCCCGTAAATGGGCCAGCATCGCGTGTGGATAATTGTTGGTGTTGAAATCATCTGGCGACCCGAACATGCCCGCGTCGGTGTATTCCGCCTGATGGGCTTCCTGCCGGTCGGTGTCATTTTCAAACACAATCGATAACCCGAATTGCTCCGGTGTTTCTTCAGCCAGTGTCATCACATAATCAGCCAGATTG